AAAAGATTTATTTAACTTGATTGCAGTTGAAGAACCTGAGTCTCATTTATCTACTGATAATCTAAACTTGATTATGAGTTTTATTGATGAATCATTAAAAGCAAACAATTCTTTAACTCAGTTTATTATAACTACTCATAGACCAGAGGTAATAAATAAGTTAAGACTCGATAATGTAGTAATAGTAAATGAGAATAGAGCAATATCTCTAAAGGATGCAGATGTCAATCTAGTTAATTATTTGTCAAAACGACCAAACTTAGATATATTGAAGATATTATTTTCCAAGAAATTATGTTTAGTCGAGGGTGTCACTGAAGAGATGTATATTAATACTATATTAGAGAATGAAGAAAATAGTTTGTTCGATGTTGATGTTATTTCGATTGGGCAAAGAGGATTTAGAATGTTCATGGATGTTTGGCTCGAAGTAAATAAAGATACTAACAACAAACTTTTAGTTATTAGAGATTATGATAATTTAGAAAAAGCTAAAAAAGATCATGATAAATACGAAGAAGAAAATGATAATATTAAAGTTAGCACAACAAAAAATTATACTTTTGAAGATGATTTTTCTCAAGAAAGCAACAATGCAAAAATTCTTAGCAAAAAGTTAGGAATCATTGAAAATGAAGTTGCAGAAAAATTAAAGGATGATAAAGCTCAAAACATGCTTGATATTTGCCAAATGATATCAAAAAAAGAACTTCAGTTGGCTGTACCAGAATATATTAAAGGAAATTTAGAATGGCTGAAAAAATAGGTAAAATCATTATTGCCGGTGCAGGTTCAGGTAAAACCTATACAATGGCACATGATATTGTCAAGCATCTAAGAAATGCAAAAAGTTCTAAAAAAATTTATGCTATAACATATACAAATAGTGCTAAAAGAAATATCATAAATGAAGTATATGAAATACTGAAATATTATCCCTCAAATTTGGAAATATCAACTATACATAGTTTTTTACTAAACAACATTGTATTCCCATATTCTTCTTTTTCTATTGATGAAATTTATTCGGAATGTAGTATTGCCAATCTCCCTGCTGAACCGCAATATAGGAATTACCGGATTAAACAATACAAAAACGAAAATGTAATTCATTCTGATGTTGTTATAAGCAAAAGCAGAAGCATATTCTGTGAGAAGAAAACAGACAATAAGAAGACAAAATCTAAAAAACAAATAGTCCGCGAACATTTTTATTCAGATTTGGAAGCACTTTTTATAGATGAAGCTCAGGATATGGATAAAAACTTTTTTGATTTTCTTCTTCAAATTAGAATGGATGGTTTTTTTACTTATATTGTGGGCGACATCAATCAAGCTGTAAAGAAAGTTGGAGAGTTTGAAGAATTCTTTGAAGATTATAAAGGTTTATATAATGTAGAAATTAATACCCTTTCAAGAAGATGTCCCGATAAACATCTTGTATTATCAAATCATTTTATTGAAAAAGAATATCATCAAACTTCGATATCAACTAATGAAGGAAAACTATTTTATTTGTTTGAATCTGACCCATTTTTTAACATAACGTTTTCTAAAGAGAATGCATTGAAATTTATAAGACAAAAATATGGCAGTTTTGATACCCGTTCATACAACTTGGAATATTTTGAGTTTGTTAAGCCAATTGAGAAATACATTCATTCAATTGGTGGTGACATTGAAGCGAGAAAATATGATTTCACACAAAGAATAATGGAGCTTAAAAATAAAGATAAGGACGATAAGGATATTATGCAGTGGCTTCTAAAACAATGTAAATCGCCATCTTTAGATCGTAGAGAATTTGCATCTATGATAAATCAAATATCAAGAGCTCCTATCAAAAAAGAAAACTCCATACTAAGTATTGAAAAAGCCAAAGGATTAGGTAATGAGTCTTGTTTCTTTGTAATAGATAATACTATGTATAATAGACTTGTTGAAATGAAAAGAGTAAATGATAAAATTAATAATCAATTGTATGTGGCTTTGACGAGATCAAAAGATGAACTAATTTTTGTTGTACCTAATAATTTAGAGGAGAAATACGACAAGGAATCAATTCAAAAAAATTTACAACATTTAGGTATTAATAAATACGAACTGGAATGACAAAATGATTAATGAAGAATACAAGCGGCTAAAGTCGCTTTTCTCTTTAGTTGATGAAACTAAGAAGGAACTAGCGGACAATTTAATATACCAAGCAGCTTTTATGAAGGTTGAACTAGCTAAACTTCAAGATCAAATGATTAAATATGGTTCAATCCAAATATCAAGCAAAGGTGCACAACGTCAAACTGAAGCAGCCAAGTATTATACAAAGTTGGTTAATTCATATGGAACAGTCATAAAGACTTTGAACTCAATTCTAGGAACTCAAGTAAATGATGGAGATGATGCCTTTGATGAATTTCTTAAGAGAGCCAGTGAATGAACTATCTAGTTGAATATTATAATGAAATTCAAAATGGTAATATTCTAGTTGGTGAAGAACTCAAAAAGCAAATAGATAAACTAATTATTGATTTAGATAATCCCAGATACATCTTTGATGAGAAACCAGGGAACTTAAGAATTGATTTTATTCAAACTTTTTGTAAACATACTAAATCACCATTCAATGGACAACCGTTCATACTAGAATTATGGGAAAAAGCAATCATTCAAACAGCTTATAGTTTTAAAATTGCTGATACAGGGTTAAGACGATTTAATGAAGTTATTTTATTAATCGCTCGTAAAAATGGAAAAACAACATTTATTGCTGGACTAGATCTTGCTGAGTTCTTTTTATCTAGAGGTGGTGTTGATATTGTATGTGCTTCGAATACTACTGAACAAGCTAACATCCTCTTTGAAGAGATAAACAATATGAGAGAGCAATCTCCTTCATTATCTAAAGATACAAGAAGCAAGAAAAATATTTTCTTTATCTATTCACCTAAAACAAAGAATAAGATAAAGAAGTTGTCTGCTCAATCAAGAAACAAAGATGGTTATAACATTGAAGTTGGTTGTATTGATGAAGTTCATGAAATGACTGATTCTAAAGTCTATGATGCGATTAAACAATCTCAATCAACAAAGAAAGAACCTTTAATATTCATAATAACCACCGAAGGGACAACCGTTGGTGGTTTTTTAGATAGTAAACTAGATTATGCTAGAAAGATGATTAAAGGTGAAATAGAAGATGAGAGAGTTTTACCTTGGTTATATACTCAAGATTCAGCTAAAGAAATCTATGATGATCCAAGAACATGGCAAAAGTCTAACCCTAGCTTAGGTGTAGTTAAAACTTCGTCATATTTAGAGGATGTTATGAATAAATCAAAGCATGATTTATCAACAAGAGTAACAATGCTTTGTAAGGACTTTAACATCAAACAAGCAGATTCAGGCTCATGGTTATCTTATGATGATCTAAACAATGAAGAAAGATATAATCTAGATGATTTAAGAGATAGTTATGCTATTGGTGGTGTAGACTTATCATCAACAACAGATTTAACAGCAGCAGTCTTAATCATCCAGAAAAAAGATAGCAACAAGAAGTATGTGATTCCACATTTTTTTATGCCTAGTGAAGTTCTAGATAAAAGAATATCTGAGGACAATGTTCCTTATGACATTTGGATAAAAAAAGGCTTTGTAACATTAACAGAAGGGAATCAAAATGATTTCAGTCTTGTCACAAAGTGGTTTATGAAGATGATTCAAACTTATGGCATTAGACCACTATGGGTTGGTTATGATCCATGGAACTCACAATATTGGATAAAAGAAATGGAAGACCTAGGATTCAATATGGAAAAGGTTAGACAAGGTATTTACTCATTATCAGAACCCATGAAACAGATGGAAGCTGACCTAAAAAACAATTTATTAGTTTATGATAATAATCCAATCCTAAAATGGTGCTTATCTAATACTCAAGCAAAGGTAGATTTAAATGGAAACATACAACCTTCTAAACTTAATTCAAAGTATAAAAGAATTGATGGAACAGTCGCTTTGATCATTGCATATGCTGTTTTAAATAGATATAAAATAGATTTTGAAAATATGTTATAAAAAAAGTCCCAAAAAGGGACTTTAGTTGTTAATGGTGATGGTGGAAGGAGTTGAACCTTCTAGACTGTTGTGCCCGTTAAAGGACTTTCAGAACCCTATTTACAATTCAATTAAACCTTTCGGCACCATCACAAAAGTCTTCCACCATACCTTCAGTTCCACTATAATATTCACTCCTCTGAAATTCAGACAAATTTTTACTACAATGGTAACCGTTAGCAGTTTAATCGAGATTGGAACAGGTAATATACTCATCACAATAACAGCCAACTATATTATATACCTATAGGAAGAACATTTCAATAACCGAGGTGAAATCATGCCAATATTTAAACGAAAAAATAAAACCGGTTCAATCGATGCCTTGCAAATCATCAACAACACTAACACATTCTATACACCTTTCGGAACGAACATTTCTAAAAGTGATGTGGTTAAGATTTGTATTGATAGAGTGGCCAGTCAATGTGCAAAACTAAAACCAAGATATATCAAAATAGAAAACGATAAGACAGTATCCGAGAAAAGCGGAAAGCTGTCTTTTCTTTTGAAACACAAGCCAAATGAAATCATGACTCCCTATGACTTCATCTATAAGGTTGTTACAACATTACTACTTAACGATAATGCTTTTATTTATCCAAGGTTTGATAAATACACAGGGCACCTTATAGGTCTATATCCACTTAAACCCATTACGGTTGAAATGGTCATCGATCAGAGTGATCATTATTATATAAAATTCTTATTTGAAAATGGTGATTCGTATACACTACCCTATGAAAATATCATTCATTTAAGAAAGCATTATGGACAAAATGATATCTTTGGTGGTAATGGATCAAGTGGTGATCATGAAGCAATCCTTAAAACTATCTCAATCAATGATAGTTTACTTCAAGGAATCGATAACGCAATAAAATCATCGATGCAGATTAAAGGGATTGTAAAGATGAATGGGATGTTATCAGAAGCAGATAAGAAAAAGCAAAGAGAACTCTTTGATAGTGCACTTTCTGATTCAGTTAACAATAAAGGTAGTTCTATTATTCCAATTGATTTAAAGAGTGAATATATCCCTTTAGATGTTGATCCTAAACTCATTGATAAAGATACGCTAGAATTCTTACAATCAAAGATCTTAGATTACTTTGGTGTATCAGTGCCCATATTTACAAGTAAGTATACAGAAGATGAATATAACTCGTTTTACGAGTCAACCATAGAGCCTTTAGCTATTCAACTTAGCGAGGCTTTTTCTATAGGGTTACTTACCAATAATCAATTAGAACGTGGTGAAGAGATTGTATTCTTTAGTGAAAGATTACAATATGCTTCATGGAATACGAAAGTCACTGCGATTGAGAAGCTCATGAGCTTAGGGATTATGTCTTTAAATGAATCAAGAGCACTACTCGGGTTAGAACCCATCGAAGGTGGACACAAACGCCTTCAATCATTAAACTTTGTGGATGCTGA